AATCCTGATGGAACTAAGAAAGGTTATCCTTCGGCTGTCGGGGCGGCGCTTTCGCCGCTTATCCCCCGCTACTTCAACTCTGTCGCGCTGGCACAAACAGGTCCAGGCGGTAAACGCCAAATCCAGACGGCTGCGACGGCGATGATAGACCTAGCCAATCCAGCATCGTTCAAGATGCTCCCAACCCTACCAATCGAGACTGGCTTAGCTACCTTCTTCGAAACAGTGAGATCCTAGCCATGACTTATCATGACTCCAATCTATCTTGGCATTATAGGTGGACGACATATGATTGGAACTGGACACCTGGCGTACCATGGGATTGGATCAGACTCTCACAGTATAGGTGGGCTCGAGCCGAACACATCTGGCTCTTGCGGGCGGAGGGCCTTACCTATGAAGAGTGTGGGGCACGTCTAGGAATAACTCGTAATAGAGCCCATCAACTATGCCACAGATTTGCTCGACGGGTAGATCGAGCCCTTCGTCGAACTAAGTTCTACCCACAACTAAGAGGGAGTCATGGACAAGAAAGCTCTGAAGGAGGCCCAGGAATTTCTGGGCAAAGCTCTATCAATGATTGAGGGTGTTCGCGATGACGAACAGTCCTCATATGATGATAAATCTGACAAATGGAAGGAGGGAGAAGCCGCAGGCCGAGTCGAGGAGAATATCAATACCCTTGAGGAGGCCATCGACCAAATAACCGCAGCTACCGATAACATCGACAGCGTTCTATCAAATTGAGGGAGTTCAACAATGGCTAGCTTTGAAGAGATCCTGAAGCGTCCCGCCAGCGAGATCAAACCGCCGCCAGCGTATCCGGTGGGCACCTATCACTGTTTGGTGGATGGACCACCAACCCCAGGAAAATCCAGCCAAAAGCAAACGGATTTTCTCCAATTCAAATTCAAAATCCTGGCTCCGATGCAGGATGTGAATGCGAGAGAGGCAGCTGAACAACAGATTGTAGGGAAGTTCGTAACCCAGGACTTCTACATCACCGAAAGCTCCGCTTACCGAGTCAAAGACTTCCTTGTCGAAGCCCTCGGCATTGACGAAACTGGCAAGAACCTCGATCAAATGATTGCAGAGGCTCCCTCAAAACAGTGCCTCGTCAAGCTAAAGCATGAACTCAGCCAAGATGGAAAGCGTGTCTTCCATCGAGTGGACTCGACCGCCCGCGTCTAGGACTCCCGACGCGACGTCGAGGGGCGGGGAGTCTTTGGTTCCTTTTGGCTCCCCGCCCACAAAACCAAGAGGTTTTGTGATGGCAGGAAACTGCGGAACTTGTTTCTTCAGTCGCCCGACCCTATCTGTGACAGGGGTGTCATGCTGTAGATATCCTCCGACAATTACGAGGGTCGATGACAACAACATGACTACTCACTTTCCTATAGTGGCACTCACCGCATGGTGTGGTGAGTATAACCCTAAACTCGATACGGCTATGTCGGAAACCGACACGACCATACACAGAGAGGATCACCAAGATGAATCAGTCCCGAGAAAAGTTCGACGACTACTTACCAGAAATTCCAGAACTCGTGGACGAGGACGATAAGACAAAAACAATAATTATTGACAAGCAAACAATAATTAAACTCATTGGTCTTACTCTAGAGCTTATCGAAGCGGAGTTTCCACCAACTCTAGCTAATATAAAAGTTGTGTCAATTCTCTTGCGTGCCGCAACATACAGTGTTGAACGAATCGCTGAAGGGGTAGATAGCAATGAGTGATCTTGGGACGGTCATCGTTTCTCTATCGCTCGTCGCAGCTATCATCGTTGTAGCAATCATCGTATGGAGATATCTATGACTTCTGGTACGTTCCATCAAGTCCCTCTAACCAGCATCATAGTCCACAGAGACAATCGTCAGCGTCGCGACATCGATCCAGATGGCATCGATATCCTAGCGGACTCCATTCGACGCCTTGGCCTAATCCATCCCCTCACCATAACCCGCGAATGCGAGTTGGTCGCAGGCGAACGTCGTTACTGGGCACTAACCAAACTCGGTTGGATATCAGTCCCCGTCCAATTCACAGATGAATTAGACCCGGCGCAGCTCCGCGCCATCGAACTTGAGGAAAACATCAAACGCCAAGATATCTCCTGGCAGGATCAGGTTCGAGCGGTTCGCGAGTATCACGCACTTCGCTCCAACGAAGCTGGATGGTCCCAGGCCAAGACTGCTGACGCTATCGGCCTCTCCCGTCCCCACGTCAATTCTATGCTTCAAGTGGCCAACGAGCTTGCCTCCGGCAATAAACTCATTGGAGAAGCCCCGCGCCTCTCCACCGCCGAAGGCATAGTCCGCCGGGCGCAGGAGCGTCGGGACCAAGCGGTCCTCGATAAACTCCACGAGGAAATCTCCCAACCAGAAATCGCCAAAGTCCTGACCACTGACTTTGCCTTGTGGGCTCCTGAAGCCCAACGCTTCAATTTTATCCACTGTGATTTCCCCTACGGTATAGGCGCGGACACATTCATGCAGGGCGGCTCTGCCGCCCATGGTGGCTATACCGATACGCCGGAGAACTGGAACCGCCTAATGAAGGCCCTTGCCGAGACAACGAGATCAGCCACCACATCCACAGCCCATCTCATGTTCTGGTTCGCTATGCGCAAGAATTGGGATCGCCTCTACGAACCAACGTGCGCGACCCTCGAGGCCATGGGATGGACTATCAATCCACAACCCCTAATATGGATCAAGTCAGATGGTGTCGGTATCATTCCAGATCCTGAGCGAGGCCCCAGGCAAATCTATGAGACCTGTCTCCTGGGAACTAAAGGAGACCGTAAGATTGTTCGAGCAATTGCTAATGCGTATAGCTCGCCGACAGTACGAGACCGCCACATGTCTGAGAAACCCGAGCCAATGTTGCGGCACTTCTTTGGAATGCTTGTGGACCAGCACACTGTTATGCTCGATCCCACCTGTGGTTCTGGAAGTGCATTGCGAGCGGCTGAATCTCTTGGTGCTCGAAACGTACTCGGGCTTGAAATCAATCCAACTTTCGCGGAAGCGGCCCGTGAAACCCTCGAGCGCAGCCGCCGACTGAAGCATGCAGCGGAGATCATCAATGCCACTCCGGTATAAGATAGCTCTCGTCGGCGAGGCCTGGGGCGAACACGAGGAGGCCCAGCGAATTCCATTCGTAGGCCCCGCTGGATGGCAGCTTAACTCAATGTTGAAAGAGGCTGGCATCCAACGGAGCGAGTGCTTCCTCACGAACTGCTTCAACCTTCGCCCACGCCCTACCAACAAGATCGAAAACCTATGCGCAACCCGTAAGGAGGTCCGTCATGCGCTCCCGCCGTTATCATCTGGCAAGTACATCCGCGATGAATTTCTCCCTGAACTCGACAGACTTTATCGAGAACTTACAGAAATTAATCCGAATGTCGTTGTCTGTCTCGGGGGAACTGCCTCCTGGGCAATACTTCGTGACAGTCGAATATCGAAACTTCGTGGGGCCGTCGCAGATTCCCCCATACTGGCAGGACAAAAGTGCCTCCCAACTTTTCACCCCAGCTACATCCTCCAAGGAAGCTATGAAGCCCGACACGTCACAGTCCTCGACCTCAAAAAAGCCCTCCGCGAATCCGAGTATCCCGAAATCCGGCGACCCCAGCGAACAATCTACACAGAGCCTCTCCTTAAAGACCTCGACTGGTTCTACGACGCCTTCATTAGGGGAGCATCCCGTCTCGCAGTTGATATCGAAACTCGGCAAAACCGAATAACCTGCATCGGCTTCGCCCCCGCCACGGACGTGGCCCTGGTTGTGCCGTTCGAGGATCTCCGCAAGCCCCAGGGCCTCTACTGGGGCGCGGCCGAGTATGAGGTCGCCGCGTGGCAGTGGGTCCGCCGGACATTAGATTGTCCGGCGGAGAAGGTTTTTCAAAATGGGCTCTACGATATTCATCGGCTCTGGCGAACCTACGGCATTCCAGTCCGTAACGCCATCCACGATACTATGCTCCTACATCATGCCCTCCAACCAGAATGCCCAAAGGCTCTAGACTTTCTGGGCTCTGTCTATACAGACGAGGCCGCATGGAAACTCGGCATCCGCTTGAAACACAAGGGAACGATCAAGAAGGAGGACTGACATGGCTGGTGCAGTAATTGGCCGTTTCATAGGAACTCTCCTTGGGGAGGGCATCCTAACTTCCCGAGAAATCGGAGCAGCTCGTATCTCGGCCGGAATAGTAGCCGAGACGGAAGAGGCTGAGGGCGCTGTCAGACTCATCGATCTTCCCGATGAGGCCCAACAACCAATAACTCTCCCAGTCAGTAGCACCGCTATTGCCTCTATAGGCTGGGATCCTATCGGTGTTATCATTGTAGAGTTTCATCGAGGCGGAGCAGTGACCTACACCTACGACGGCACCTTCGAACTATTCACAGCGTTCGCTCTGTCCTCTTCCAAAGGCAAATTCTTCAACGAGCACTTCAAATGAACATCACCCCTGACGACGAGCGTAAACTCGACAAAATCATTGGGATGCTGGGCAGCGCCCACGACGGAGAGCGCGCCTCAGCGGCGAGCCTAATACAAAACATAGCCCAAAAATACAAAATAACTATCAGCGAACTAATGACCTTCCATTACAATAAACGAGCCTCTCCACCGCCTCCACCTCCGCTTCCACCCCCACCACCCCCAACTGTGGAAGAGGAGGATGGAATGTTAGAGGCACTCTTACACATCGACTCCTGTCCAAAAATGTACCCATCACTCGACAATTGGGAACGGAAGTTTTGTCACGAAGTCTCACATCGCTACAACAAAGACAGCCAGCTGAGTGGTAGACAAGTCAATGTTATACTCAAGATAATCCGAAAGGCCCACGCCGACTTGAAACAGCAGGGCTGGAGCGAGAGTGACGTTCGATGAAAGCAACCCGCACTGATCTCTTACGAGTTGGCCAACCCCAATCCGAGACCGAGCGTCTCTGGATTTACAACGGCCTCGATTGCTGTGTGACCCTCGAAGTTCTTGGAGAACTGCTACCGCAGCTAGACAACTTAACCGGGTCCACTTATGCCCTTTCAAGGGCCCTCCAGGCCCCAGTCCTTGAGATGAACATGAGAGGAGTTCGCGTCGATGAGAAAGCTCGCCAACAAGCCATCACCTCCTATAAGAGTGACAGTGGACGCTTGGAGCGACAACTTTATCATATCGTTCACGAGGGAGTTGGATACACCGATTTCAGAGATTCTGGAAAAACTAAGGCGTGGCGATCAAACAGCCTTGTCGCAATTCTTCTATACGATGTTCTCAGGCTCCCTGAAATCAGGAAGCGTAATAGCACTGGCCAACTTGCAAGAACAGTCAATCGAGACGCTCTCGAGCGGCTTCAAATACACTTTATCGGGCAGCCAATTATCTCGCATATCCTATCTCTTAGGGACTTTGGGAAAAAACTTGGAGTTCTTGAAACAGACATTGACTCGGACGGCCGCGTCAGAACCTCATACAATATCGCAGGCACTACCACAGGTCGATTCTCTAGTAGTCTTAATGATTTCGGGACTGGCGGAAATCTCCAGAACATTGAAGAGCGACTCAGACGAGTCTTCATCCCAGACCCAGGCATGAAATTCGCTAACATAGACCTCGAACAAGCAGACTCTCGCAACATAGGAGCTTTGTGCTGGAATGTCCTCCGAGATCCTAAATACCTCGATGCCTGCGAGTCGGGAGATTTGCATACTGCGGTGGCCCGTCTCGCATATCCTAGCAAAGGCTGGACAGGGAGCAAACGTGACGATAGAGTCCTGGCTGAACAGCCCTTCCACAGGCATCACTCTCTACGTCACATGTGTAAAATGCTCGGCCATGGTACGAATTATCTTGGTTCCCCCTTTGAGATGTCAAAACATACCAAAATACCCCAGGACATCATCAAGGCTTTTCAAGAAACTTACTTCGGAGCGTTCCCAGCGATCCAAAAACTCCACGAATGGATAGCCCAACAACTCTTAGAAACCGGCAACCTTGTGACCCCCTTCGGCCGCAAGCGTTGGTTCTTTGGTAAGCGCGACGAGCGCGATACCCTTAA